AGAGCGCATATGTTTCCTAGTCACAAAAAGTTATGATAAGGTCGTCTAACATCAAGGAGTTTGATATGGCCACGGTTCTGGAACTTGCCGAGCATCTGGGGATGTCGCACAAAAACGCTAACGAACTTATCAAAAAGGGCGTTATCGAGGCAAAAGGCAGAGGAAAATACGACCTAGACGTTGCCCGAAAGCAGTATATCACACATGTTCGTGAGGTTGCGGCTGGTCGTGCTAAAGTCGGTGACTTGGACTTGCAGGAAGAGCGCGCTCGGTTGGCAAAGGAGCAGGCTGACGCGAAAGAGATGGAGAACGAGGTTCTGCGCGGCTCTTTGGTTGCGATTGAGGATGTCGCGGCTTCAATGGAGAAGCAGCTAACAAGGGTTCGCACGAAGTTGCTTGCCGTTCCGACGAAGGTTGCGCCTGAAGCGCACGCTTCATCGAACGTGAAAGAGGTCCAGCAACTACTGGAGGACGCAATTATTGAGGCGCTAAATGAGCTTGTCGGATACAGCCAAGAAGACACAGAGGAAGATACTTGACGCTCGGCTTCGTGGAGCAATCACAGTATCTCTAAAGCCACCGCCGAGGCTGAATGTCAGCGATTGGGCGGACACCTATCGGCAGCTTTCCAGTGAGAGCAGCGCCGAAGCGGGGAAATGGTCAACGAGCCGTGCGGAATATCAGCGCGGCATGATGAACGCCGTGTCTGATCCTGACGTTGAGAACGTGGTCCTGATGACTGCGGCGCAGATTGGCAAGACTGAGTTGATTAACAACGTGGTTGGTTATCACATCCACCAAGACCCGGCTCCGATGTTGGTGGTGCAGCCGACGCTTGAGATGGCGCAGACGTGGAGCAAGGACCGATTGGCTCCTGCTATTCGTGATACACCTGCTTTGAGCAACAAGATCAAGAACCCCCGCAGCCGAGACAGCGGCAACACTACGCTACATAAGGTGTTTTCTGGCGGTCATGTTACAGCATGTGGTGCTAACAGCCCATCATCTCTGGCATCTCGCCCTTGTCGGATCATCCTTTGTGATGAGGTTGACAGGTATCCTATCTCGGCGGGAACTGAGGGCGATCCTGTTGGGCTGGCCAAGCGTCGTTCTGCGACATTCTGGAACCGCAAGATCATCTTGGTGTCCACGCCTACGGAAAAGGGTGCGAGCCGAATTGAGCAGGCTTACGAAGAGAGCGACAAGCGCAAGTATTTTGTTCCGTGTCCTGACTGTGGAGAGCATCAGGTTTTGGCGTGGTCCAATGTGCGTTGGGAAACGGATAAGCCGAACACAGCGGAATACACCTGCGAGCATTGCGGTTCTCTGTGGCCAGATGTGAAGCGGTTTAGGGCTATCAGGCAGGGCGAGTGGCGAGCAACGGCTGAGGGGGATGGAAAAACGGCAGGCTTCCATCTCAGCGGCCTGTATTCTCCGTGGACGCCTATGGCTGACACGGTTCGAGACTTCTTGGCGGCCAAGCGTGACCCGATGCGGCTCAAGACGTGGGTAAACACGTTTCTTGGCGAGACTTGGGAGGAGCAGGGCGATCAGATTGATGAGTACGACCTGATTGAGCGGCGCGAGGACTGGGGGCCTGATCTGCCGGATGAAGTTCTGATGCTTACTGCCGGGATCGACGTTCAGGATGATCGACTTGAGTACGAGATCGTTGGCTGGGGCCGGGGTGAAGAGAGTTGGTCGATCCGGTATGAGACGCTTTACGGCGATCCGTCCACAGCGGAATTATGGATGCGCTTGGACACGGCTCTTGGCGAGATATATAATCACCCATCTCACGGCGAGATGGTGCTGAGATCGGCCTGTATCGACACTGGCGGCCACTACACGCAGCAAGTCTACAACTACGCTCGCCAGCGTGCAGGCAGGCGGGTGTTCGCAATTAAGGGTGTTGGTGGTGAGGGTAAGCCAATCGTAGGCAGACCGACGAAAAACAACATCGGCAAGATCAACCTGTTCCCGGTCGGCACGGACACGGCGAAGGAGTTGGTGTATTCTCGGCTGAAGATGCAGACGCCCGGCGAGGGATACTGTCACTTTCCGCAGGACCGCAGTGAAGAGTTCTTTCGGATGCTGACGGCTGAGAAGAAGATGACCAAATACTTCAAGGGCAGGCCGAAACGCGAGTGGGTGAAGATCAGATCGCGGAACGAGGCGCTGGATTGCAGGGTTTACGCGACTGCTGCACTGGCCATCCTGAACCTAAACTTGGAGACCGTTTACAAAAGGGCGCAAAATGGGCTATTATCACCAGATAAGGCGGCCCCCGCGAGGAGGCCGTCTATTCCGCGCAAAAACAGCTTCGTTCACGGGTACAAATAATGGCAAATCTCTTTGATGCTGACAATGCCCCTGAAGGTGAGCCTTTGGAAATTGTCGTTGGAGACTTCCTCCAGTGGAAGCGTTCTGACTTGGTGGCGGACTATCCTCCGGCTGATTACTCTGCGGAATATGTGGCTCGTATCACTGGCGGCGGCTCTAATGAGATCAAGCTGACAGGGACGGAAGACCCCAAGTATTACCTTTTCACAGTGGACAGTTCCACCTCATCGGATTTTCTGCCCGGTTACTACCACTGGCAACTTGAGATCACCCAAACATCATCTGGCAACCGCATTGTGGTGGATCAAGGCGACTTTAACGCCCTCCCTGACCTTGATGACAATCAGGCTGATCCGCGCATCCATGCTGAAAAGATGATAACCAAGATTGAGACTATCTTGGAGGGCAAGGCTGACAGTGACGTGTCGAATTACTCGATTGCGGGACGGTCTTTGACCAAGATGACCTTTGAGGAGCTACTTGAGGCGCGAGATCGCTATCGCCGTGAGTTGGTCCAGCATGAGAACAAAGAGCGACTGAAGCGCGGCAAGTCTGGCGGCTCAACGATTAAGGTGAAGTTCTGATGGGTATTCTCGACGTGTTCCGCCGCAAGGAAAAGCCTACTCAGAAGCGGAACTACGCCGCAGCGAATAAGGGTCGGTTGTTTGCTGACTTTGTGGGAAGCAACCGCAGCGCGGACAGCGAGATCAGGTGGGCGCTAAACGAACTGCGCAACCGCTCACGCGATCTAGAGCGGAACAACGAATACTTCCGTCGTTACTTGCAGCTTTTGCGGACCAATGTCGTTGGTGACAAGGGTTTCCGGCTTCAGGTGAAGGCGGTCAACCCTGACGGGTCGCAGGATGTCGCAGGCAGCCAGATTATTGAGGATGCTTGGTCTGAGTTCGCTCGCTTGGGTGGCCCGACTGTCAGCGGCAAGATGAGCCTGATTGACCTTGAGAACCACATCATCAGCGCGATGGCCCGCGATGGAGAGGTTTTTCTGCGTATTGTGCGCTCAAACACGCTCCGGCACGGTATCGGGGTTCAGATTATTGAGCCTGATCGTGTTGATGAGGAAATGAACGAGCGGTATCGCAACGGCAACGATGTACGCATGGGCATTGAGTTGGATAATTTCCGCCGCCCGATTGCCTATCACGTCTTGCTGAATCACCCCGGCGATTACGACTACACGACGCTGGCTACAGGCACAAAGCGTGCGCGCGTTCCTGCCTCTGAGATTATGCACATCTACCGTCAGGAGCGTGCCGACCAAACGCGAGGCGTTCCGTGGTCATCTGCGGCTATTGCTGCCCTAAAGATGCTTCATGGCTATCGTGAGGCCGAACTTGTCGCAGCCCGCACTGGTGCAGCCAAGATGGGTTTCTTTACGTCCCCCACGGGCGATGGCTTCACTGCTGACGGTTACGAGGACACTCATACGCCTATCTATGACGCTGAGGCTGGTACGTTTCACCAGTTGCCTGCGGGTGTTGACTTTAAGCCGTTCGACCCGACGCACCCGACATCGGCCTTCGCTGACTTTGAGAAGTCTATCCTTCGCGGCATCTCTGGTGGCTTGGGCGTCAGCTATACGTCACTGGCGAACGACCTTGAGGGAACCAGCTACTCATCCATCCGTCAGGGTGCGCTTGAGGAGCGGGACTTCTACCGCACCTTGCAGACTTTCATGGTGGACCACTTCCTTGACCCGCTATACCGCGTCTGGCTGGATCACGTTACAGGCTTTGCGCTAATCCCGATTACGGGGCCGGGCAAGTATGAGAAGTTCAGCCGGACATTTACGTTCCGGCCTCGCGGTTTCCAGTGGGTTGACCCGCTCAAGGAGATCAACGCGGCGGTTGTGGGCTTGCAGAACGGCATCTTGAGCCACAGCGACATTGCTGCGAACTACGGTCGGGACGCTCAAGAGACCTTTGCGCAAATTCAGCGCGACAATCAGGACGCGGCTCAATATGGCCTGACGATGGCCTACCAGCCGTTTGGCGACAAGCAGCCCGTGCCAGCGGAGGTTGAAGATGGCGACGTATAAGCCGAACAAAGGCATGGTTGAGGCTGCCGAGCGTGCGCTTGAGTGGCGTCGTGAGTATGGCCGAGGCGGAACTGATGTTGGCGTTGCCCGCGCCCGAGACATATCCAACGGTAAGGACTTGTCTGAAAGCACTGTGAAGCGGATGTATTCGTTTTTCAGCCGCCATGAGAACAACAAGTCAAAACACTATTCGGCCAAAGAGACAGACGGTGGCCCGACTGCGTGGCGGATCGCTTGGGATTTATGGGGCGGAAACGCAGGATTTTCTTGGTCCAAAGGGATTGCTGAGGGTTTGGATGATGAGCGGTCTGTGCAAGTTGACGCAGATTGTGATATTATGGCTCAAGCAAATGAGGATTGCGCTATGACTGATGAAAATAGAGCCGAGCCTGACGGCTTGAGCGTAGGCGACTACGTTCAGTGGGACAGTTCTGGCGGGCAGGCATACGGTCGCGTTGATCGCATCGAGCGTGACGGGCAGATCGAGGTTCCTGACGCTGACGTAGTTGTGAACGGCGACGAGGACGACCCTGCGGCTTTGATTGAAGTCTACCGTGAGGGCGAAGATGGCTGGGAAGCCTCGGGCGTTATGGTCGCTCACCGTTTTAGCACTCTCACAAAGACCGATGAGCGTGGCTACAAAGACAAAGACCGCTTCAGCCGCGATGACATGAAGACACGCGCTATGGACGGCGCTGCGGACGTGATTAACGAGGAAACTCGCACAGTTCGCATCGCAATCTCTAGTGAGGCTCCTGTTGAGCGTAGCTTCGGTGCGGAAATTCTGGACCACAACGAGACATCCATTGACCTTGAGTTCGCTCGGTCGGGTCGGATGCCTCTCTTGCTGGACCATGATCCACGTCAGCAAATTGGCGTGGTTGAGAACGTAAGCCTTGATGGGTCGAGCCGCGTGCTGCGGGGAGATGTGCGTTTCGGAAGGAACGGACTTGCCAAAGAGGTTTTCGATGATGTGATGGACGGTATTCGTTCTAACATCAGCGTTGGCTATGCAGTCAACAAAATGGACCGTGAGGGCAAGGATAGCTACCGTGTTTCCTCTTGGTCGCCAATGGAAGTTTCTGTTGTTTCTATCCCCGCTGACAGGACAGTCGGAGTGGGCCGGAGCGCGGATGACGACCTTCAGACCCGTAAACCTGCAACACCTCTAAAGGAGGATGCTACCATGACTGAGAATACTCAGATCGACATGGAAGCGGTGAAGGCCGAAGCTGCCCGTTCCGCTGCCAAAGAAACTGCCGAGATGTACCGTCTCGCCAGCAAGCACAACAAGCGTGACCTCGCTGACAAAGCTATCCAAGATGGCAAGTCGCTGGCCGAGTTCCGTGGCGACCTTCTGGACGTTATCGGCACAAAGCCTCTCGATGACAGCGAGATCGGCATGAACAAGCAAGAAGTTCGTAACTTCTCGCTGATGAAGGCCATCCGCGCGATGTCCAACCCAAGCGACCGCAAGGCGCAAGAAGCTGCTGCTTTCGAATTTGAAGCCGCTGCCGAAGCTGCCAAGCGTGACGGTGTTGACCCACAAGGTCTCTACATCCCGTCCGACGTGCGCCGTTCTTGGGACTTGTCGAAGCGTGACATGAACACCACAGATGACGCAGCT